CTCGTTCTTGGCAATTTGATCCAATTTCTTAAAAGTGTTTTGCGCAACGGCGTGTTTAGTTTCGCCTTTGGGCATATTTATTCGATTAAATTTGAGTAAATATCAATATTTACTGGGTGTTGTTTCGGGCTGTACGCTCCAGCCCACCCATTGTAAAAAGCGAACAACGTCATCCTTAGAAACAGTAGAATGAGGTCGGTTGAGATGTCTAATCTCAGTAAGAAAACCGTCATACTCAAGCGGATCAAACCCTTTGGACAGAAGGCGGTAAAGCATCCTGGGCCAAGTGGTAGGAACAGCTACTCTAGGTGAGATAAAGAGATGTGAACAGAAATCAAACGGATAACCACGCTTACTGCCAGTTAGGGTAAAACCCCAGGACTGGTAGAGGGCGGATCGGGCATCATCAAAGCCGGAGGGACCATCTTCGACGCAGTCATCACCCATGGTCATTGCATGAACTTCTTTAACTTCTGGATTAAAAGAGAGATCTGCAGTGGCCGCGAGCGTGAAACGCATCTTGGAATTGCCTTGAGCAGTCTTACGACCGCCGGATTTGACAATGCCAGGTCTATGCTGGGCAAGGACCTGGCCGTCGGAAGTGACGAGAGGAGTCGAAGCGAGAGCTAAAGTCTCGTTCCGAATCATGTTGGCATAGCGCGGATCGGCGCATGGCCTGGACTCAATTGTTAGGTCTGCTTCGAACATGAGTAAATCATAGTTAACGGAGAAGTCCCAACGCCTGACATCATTGCTTTCAGGATCCCGAAAATATGAGACATAATGCCAAATATTCTCAGTGCCATCATCAGTAAGAGACATTCCCGGTTTTGAGGGGACGGTATCTACCAAAAGAATTTCGGCATCTATCTGTTCTTGATAAAGGACGCCGGAAGCAATGGAATGGATTAGAGAGACGCTTATAATAAGACGAAATCTCCCTTCCTCTATCTTGGTGAGCTTATGAGGCTCATCCTTGACAAAGATCCTGGAGAGGTTGCAAATACCCTTCGTGTAGAG